GCAAACTGGTAACCAGATCCTGGAATTTGAAGTACATCATTTAAGAATATGAGAAGATTATCTTGAATATTAATGTTTGAACCCCTTGCGGATCTTATAGAAATCAACGATCCAGCAACTCTTAGTGGGAAAGTAACTCTGGATCCATCAAATAAATCTTCTATATTATCTAAAACTTGTAATTCTCCAATTGACCATCCAGTAAATTTATCACTAATTGTATTCTGTACTGTGATTTGGAATTCTTTATACGTTTTGGTTGGATCTGTGGGAATACCAACGGTTCCTCCAATAGAAACTGTCAATATCTCTCCTTGACCATAACCATATCCAAGATTTTTAATTTCAAAATCAATTATACTTGATCCTTGTCCAACTACTACATCAACAGTTGCCTGACTTCCCAATCCAGTTGGTGAAGAAGAGCTGTAAACCAATGGAAGATTTGAATAAGAAAGTGGATCATCAATTATTACATAAGGTGGATTCGATGATGTGTAACCAGTTCCTGGGTTGGTAATTGCAATACTAACAACGTGTCCATTATTTACAATGGCAGTTCCAATAAACTGAATTGATGGAACTCCTGTGCTAGATGTTGCAACTCCAACTCTTACATTCTGAACTCCTGATCTATATCCAGAACCACTGTTACCAATACTGATTGAAGAAATTGTTCCTAATCCCGAAACTATTGCAGTTCCGCCAGCAGATACTAGAGGTTGATAACCAAAACCTTCTGTTGATCCAACAGAAACTATTACGCCACCTGATGGGAGAGAAGAAGTATTAACATCATATGCAATAGATGTAGCAGCTCCAGTAAAGGTTAGTGTTGTAACACCAACAGATTCTGATAGATTATAATCATTTGATAGTCCAGGACCTTGGAAAATATCATTAATTAAAATGACCGCATTTTCCGTAGAAATTCCTGTAACGTTAGTGCCATCGGATCTTAAATTAAAGTTCTTGGTTTTTCCATCAAATTGGTTAGAAATATCATTGAAAACATAATTTTTAGAGTAAGTTTCATTGGTGCTAGCAGGAGTTCCTGACCTTAAGAATGTTCTCCCTTGGAAACTGGAACTAGTGGACACACCAATCCAATCTCTTTCATCTGGTCTATTTGTTGATGTAGAAAGTGGAACATTTCCATAAGGAGCCTCTACAAAATTCAATACATTGTCTACAATGTTGTAATTTCCTACTACCTTTGTAACAATTGTTCCTGTGGAATATCCTGCGAGAGATGTTCCCATCCAAGGTCTACGAACTCTGAAGGAATTTGTGCTCCCAACACCAACAGAATCGATTCGCATTATTTCGCTACCAATTCTGATTAAATCACCACCAAAGAATGATGTTATTCCACTTACATAAATCAAGTCATCTGTACTAAATGCGTTGGTTGATAAAGTTGTTGTTTGTGCTGTAGAAACGACAGGTGACTGAATAAGATTATCAATTGCAACGATTACTTTTGCATTTTGATTAATTGCAGTAAATGCGTGAGACGTTCCAATTCCAACAGAAGTTATATTTAAAACTTTTGGTGTTAGACTTAATGCATCTTCTGCATTTCTCGCTAGCTTGATTGTGTTTTCATTTACCTTTACAATATAAACACTTGATGGTAGTTTATCTGTTGTTCCTATACCAACACCAAAATCTGTAGAAGCAATACCAACTGCTTGTGTGCTTCCAGCACCTGGATTTGTATAAGTAACTTTTTCGCCAGTAACAAAGAAGTGATTTGGAATAGTTATTGTATCTAGATCGGTATTTGCTATAGAAACATTGCTTCCATCGAAATCTCTTCTAAAAATTTGGAACCCTTTATGTTTTAAATCAAAGGCACGTTTAATGTCTCTTTCTGTTCCAAAGTAAGTTCCATAATTTGTTTCAATACTTCCGTTATTAAATGATACAACATCCTTTTCATCATCTTGATGTCTTAGTGCATTGAAGAATCCAACAATTCTCGTATCAATACTTGCTAATGGAGTAAAGGTTAGTTCTGTTGTTGATCCATTCTTTCTTACTCCAAAAGTTCCAAGTCCCGAATTAGTTTCAACATTACCAAATTCAACAATATAAGTTTCACCAACACTTTCATCGGTTTGATCATCCAAAAGAACAATTTCGGATAGTTGATATCTATTGTTGGTAGTATCTGCAACTTGAACTAAACAATATGAACAATCATAATCTCCTGGGTAAGATATAATTGATGTTGCAGTTGGAGATCCTGATGATGATATTGAAGTTGATATGCCTTGAAGTCTAGCGTGTTGCATATCATAAGTTCCAATACCAGATGACGTTCCGCCCAAAATTGTTTGAAAAGTATTGAAGGTTATTGCAACTCCAACATTTGGATAAAAATCGACCTTAAGTTGAGACCCAGAGATATAAGGATAATATGTTCCCAAACCAGAACTAGAATATGCATCCGATGAATGATCTGTAACTTGGCCATATTCAAGCAATTCAACATTAGTTCCGTCGTGAACAATATTCAGTTCATCAAATTCATATTGTCCATTTGGAGCGGTAATTTCCACCAAAACCTTAGCGGAATTATACGTTGTACCAACACCAACTATATTTGTTGACCCTGAAGAAACAAATCCGCTACTTGTTTTTACGGTAACTAAATCTCCAAAATGAGATGTACCTATTCCAAGCATAGAATCTTTTAGGTTATATGATAAAGTAGTGATATTGTAATCATTAACTGAATAGTTAATTGGATTAAATGTTAAGACTCCTTCAGATCCATCAACAATAAAATCAAATGATCCCAAGTCATATGAAGATTCTAGTCTTGCATATTGATTGAGATAACCTATTCCACCATCGTGCAATAGAGATACCAACATCAATTGTCTTTGGCCTGTGTATCTTCTATCAGAAACATAAGTAATATACTTTTGTGCTCTAGCATCTGTCAGAGCAAATCTATGAGCTTCAGAAAATCTTGTAGATCTTGGATTACTATTAAATTGAGAACTTAAATCATCAATAGACAGAACTCTGTTTCCTATTGACTCGAAATAATCAGTTAAGACTCTATTTGCGAAAGTTATTTCATTTGAAAAAATACTTCCAGATCCAGATAAAGAATTTTCTCTTACCAAATCAAAATCAGTTACGCAGTTTAAATCTACGGATCCAACAATGTCTACAACAACATCAATATATGTTTTTTCAGTTGATAACCCAACTGACATTGAGTTGGAATTTTTTGTTTCGAGTTGATATTCTGCAAACTTTTTGAATCCAGTTGTATGGTTTAAAGTGCTTACAGCATCTTTCCAAGAATCGTAACTTATTTCAGATTTAATTGAATATGAGAAGTTTTGGTAAAAATCATTATCTTGAATTCTTTCTGAATTTGCATTTAGGAATCCTGCATTTGTTTGCCATCCATTATCAACAAGAGATGATGATTCCAAATTAAAGAAAGAATCTACAGTATCCACGATACTTGCAATTCCTTGTGATTTTGAGGTTAATCCCTCAATTATTTCACCAACTATAAAGTTTTCTTTCGATACAACTCTTAATTGATTTGTAATTGGATTCCAACCATCAACATATCCAGTTGTGGAGTTAGATTTTATATTTTCTCCAACCAAATAATTATTTTTTTGAAGATCAATGCTAAATGTTGGGAAGTACTTCTGGGGAATTATTCTTCCAGAGGAATTTATAGAATCATAATTTCCTGGGAATTGTGATGTAGAAAGTAGTCCATCAAGACTATAAGATACGGATCCTATTCCACCTCTATTTTCAGTAACAGATGTGAGAGTAAAAAGTTTGTAATTGTAATTTTCCGAGTTATATCCTAAACCAGTTGATCCAACACCAACACTAATGTTTTCAATAAGGACTTTATCATTTACTGCAAATGGGAATGATTCTGCAGTGCTAAAACCAACAGATAAAATAACAGTTACTTCTTTCGTTGTTGAATTATATCTGATAGATCCAATTCCAACACCGTTGGAGTTTTGTATTGGTAAAATAGTTGGAGTAACATTGTTCAAACTATAAGCATTTCTGCGTATTTCTACCTGATTTTTTCCTAAAGTATATTTTAGATCAATTTCTGGAACAAGTTCATTTGTCTTTCCATCAAATACAAGAAGTTTGGGTGATGTATTGTAACCTCTACCAAAAGAAGAAATACCCACTGACTTAAGTGATGATAGTGGTTCTACTTTGATGATCTGATTTAAAGAAACACTTGGTTTCAGTGTAAAGTCACTTGGGAAATCAAACCCAACATCATTAATTACTGTCTTTTTGATTTTTCCGATTGAAGAACTAGATGCTTCTATCAGAGCGTTTCTTCCAAGATCAGTAACAATCGTAGAAATTCCAGGTAATGCATAGTAATTTTTACCCTTGTTTGTTACTTCAATATCGGAAATGGCACCGAAAGCACTTACAGAATCAGTTGTATACCTAATACTAGATGCAGAACCAATGTACGAATCATTTTCTGGTGTTTGTGGTAATGTGTATGCAAATGTAGTTGAAGAAATAGATGTTATAGTTTGTTTTCCGTTATACTTGCTTGATACTATTTCAATTTGATTATTTAAAATTACATCAGAATCAACATTAATTTTTTTCTTTTCTTCTGGAATTGTACTATCATAAACTGGGGTTAATTTATAGTACAATCTATCAGGAATATTATCATTAACAGTTAAAACTACTTTTGCGTTAGTTGCAACTCCAACTGTCCCCGATCTTTGAATTTCAAATGTATTCTGTTCCTTGCTTGATTCAAAGAGTTGTGTAAAATTACTATCTTTATAAAAATCTAAACTAAATGCTGGATATCTTTGTGACTGATTTATATAAGATAGAGAAGAATCTGATAAATCAAAAGTTACAGTGGAATCTTTATAAAGTGTTAATGGAGGGTTGATTGGTAAAATAGTTCCAGAAGAAGAACTTGTAATTCCAACTGATACTGGTTTTTCTGCAGTAGCATTATAGAAAGTTTCAGATAACTTAATATTATTTTTATCTACTGCGATTACATAATATTCTTTTTCATTCTGAAGTCCACCAGAAGGTGCTGTTGAAGTGTGAATTACTTTTTGTCCATTATACAATTGATGATTTTGTAGAGTAATTGTATTTGTGGAAGTGTTTACTCCAGCAGTAACAAAAGATTTTGGATTTACAACAGCCTTTCTATTATAATCATCATATTTTAACGTAAATGTAGTTGAGATTGATGGATTTACCTCGACGTAAACAATATCATTATTACTTAATCCGTGAGTGGAAGCACAGGAAACAGTAGCAAGGTTTCTTTCAATTGTTCCGCTAATGACATCAAAATTAGTTTTTAAACTATGATAGACTCCAGATCCATTCTCTACAAAATATAGAGTAGATTGTGATCTTTCAGTGCTTGCAATACCAACAAAAGTACCAGTGGATCCAAGACCAACTCTAACAGTTGCAATACCAATTAGATCATCAGAAATTTTTGCGACATAAACACTTGATTGGTCTGCAAGAGTTGTAGTTCCAATGCCAGTTGAAGAAACTACTAGAGATGATCCTTCATTATTTGAATATGTAACTAGATCACCCGTCTCTAGTCCGTGATTTGGAATATAAATTGATTTGGTTGGAATAAAGATTTGCGTGATTCCGGCGCCAGGGTTGCTAAAGGTAATTGTTGTTCCAATACCAACACCAGATAAAGTTCCAAGACCAACAGAATCTACTGGATTAAAATAAACTTGAGTGTTAACTCTATAATCATAAGAAGTTCTATATCCAGCATTGATAAGTAACTTTCTTGGATTTTCTTTGAGTTGAGTAGATGAAGTATGAGCTACTCCTGCGGTTCCTTGATATGCTCTAATAACTCTAATTCTTGAATTTCTTTTATCAACATTGAGAACCTTTACCTTTTCATTTTCGATAGAAAGAATGTCATTCTCTTTTATGTTTGGATAATTTAAAATACCAGAAACATTAATGTAGGTAATAATTCCCGTTACTCCTGTACTACCGATGCCAGTAGCCACCGTTCCAGAAGTTGTTCCAACTCCAGAAATGGTTAAAATATTTGTGGATACACCAACTTTATAGAATCCCTCTATGAATGATGATGTTGTGCTTAGTCCATAGACTGAAACAGTATCATTGTTTTTGAAATTGTGTGGATCATTTGCAATAACGAGATAATCTCCCTTATTTTCTCCAGGATATATCTCTACACTTGATATAGTACTAGTAGCAACACTTACTGAAGTTACTGATTTTCCTTCAATTCTTGAAACTCTAGCACTTAATCCATCGCCTTGAGTGTCAGTATTATTGAATACGACAGAATCATTGACTTTGTAGTTTATTCCACCAGTTACAATTCCAACAGATTCTACAACCCCAGGAGATGCAAATTTAACATCTACTGTTTGATTTAGATTATTTGGTATTGTTAGATATGAATATGATGCATCACCATTAATCAAATTATAGAAATAAGTATTTCTAGACCATTTAGTTTGGTTTAGATCAAGATCGTCCTGGTTTGAATTCTTCTGGAAGTTAAAATCAATTGGTCTTGATCTAAAAGAATCCCCAACCAAATATGGGAATTTTGGTTGTTTGTAGTTTGAAAACTTTCCACCACTATCTGCGGTTGCTTCAAAAGTAGCAAAATATGCATAAGTTCCTTTTGGAAACTCTGGGGTAACACAGAATCTACCATTATTTTCATCAAGAACTGTATCATCACCTTTTTTATAATATGTAAAGTCTTCTACAAAAAATCCAAGTTCAAAAGAAGTTAATGAGGGTCTGTTTAACTTGCTTTCAGATACATATCCAGATTTAAGTTGGGTAACAATACCCCCAGTTTTTGTTACATATCCATATGGTCCATAAATTGGATTTCCATCATAGGCCCAACCAATGATTGGAGAGTGACTTGTGGAATCTACTTCAATATTATTTTGCTTTGATAGATCAGTTTTTCCATATACCTTATTTCCATTCTGATCTGATGGTTGTACAGTCTCTCTTAGTTTTCTAGGAGCATATAAATGAGCGTATTGAAGACCAAATGTTTCATTAATTCCAGTAGATACAATTCCATCATCAGAAGTAAATGATGCATAATACTTTTTAAATAGATTGACAGTCCACGCTTGTATCTTTGCTTGGAACTCTGCTAAAGATCCAGAAGGAATTACTGTAATTGAAGTAGATCCCTGAGAATATCCAATTCCACTTTCAATTACTTTTACGGAAGTAAGTTGACCGTTACTAATGACTGGAGTAACCACAGCACCAGTTCCAGTACCATTTACAATCAACGTTGGTGGAGAATTATATTCAGATCCTGTATTATCAACTAATACTTCAGTAATTTTTCCATCTGTGGAAACTATGGGATTTAATTGTGCAGATTTTCCGGTTTTTAGTGTGAAAGATGGTTGTCTATAGAAATTAATAATCTCGGAAGAACCATATCCAACTCCACCCGAAGTTAAATGTACAGATGTAACTTGTCCCCTAAAAATGGGTTGAACAACTGCATCAAAGGTCTTTGTTCCAATTGAAGATATCCCAACATTTCCAATAAGTTCTACTTTAATTTCTGGGTAATTAAATACGTGAGTACCAAGACCAACAGAATTAAGCTCAACATACTGTTTAGTATCATAGTAGAAATTGATACCAGTACTTCCAACACCAACTGTAGAAAGTTTGAATGAGTTATCATCTACTTTAGTTACAATATATTCAGTATTTGTAGATAATCCACTAATTGGTGTGAAATCAGTCGTATATACAATTTTTTCTCCGGAATTGTATCCGTGATTGTTAATTACGATTTGAGATAGTGAAGTATTGATTCCTAGATGTGTTGTTGTTCTTTTTTTATTTTCATATCCAGATCCAGAATTTTCTACATTAATGGATCCAACCACAGATTTTTGATTGTATGATTTAAGTTTATGATTACCAATACCATAGGATGATAATGTAATAGTGTTAATACCAGAAATGGCATCATCTAAGGTCTTGTGTAACTTGATTGTAAAGTTATCTTTTACAGAAACAAAATAGGAAGAATCTGTAGATAGTCCACCAACACCTCTTTGACTATCTGTTTTGTAGATTACTTGCTCACCATTCCTAAATTTATGATATGTCGTAAATCCAATCGTTGATAATGCGCTACCAATTCCAATTAGATCTGCATTACCTTGAGAATTGAAAGTAGATTCGTGCTCTACTAACTTCATATTTGCAAATGCTTTTGCACCAACACCATTACCACCTGTAATTTTAATAATTGGTGTATCTAGATAATCAAATCCAGGATCAATAATTCTAATTTCTTGAAGTGATCCACTAATTGCACAGAATCCTGTTGCACCTACCCCCAGAGAATCTGTGATACTTAAAACTGGAGGATTGATAATATCATAGTTTGATCCTGGAGCAGTTACTTCAACTTCTTTTATCTCACCGTAATATATCGATTCTTTTGCCTTATAATTTAGAATCTCTACACCATTAAGAAGCATTCCAGTAAATCCTGGATTCGTTTTGTAAATATTACCGTCATCAATTGGTGAAGATAATTCTCTAAGTAACTTTTGTGTTCCTAATGTTTTAGATTTAAATTCATAAAGTTCAATCTTATTGTTTGTTACTGTGGTACTGCTTGATATTGATACAAAAATACCATTAAAGATATTAGTTCTACTTTTTGCAAGACTAATTCTGCTAGAGTCTATTCTTTTAACGAAATAAATTCCTTCATCAAATAAAGAACTATTAATTGATGTTGTTGTGACAGTAGAACCTTGAGAATCTATGGATGTTGTCGTAATTTTTTCTGGGGTATAATAAACACTATCTCCCGTATAGAATCCGTGATCTGAATTTGGAGTTATAGTAAAAACTGTCCCTGAAAAAGTTCCAGAGAATGTGACGGATCTATCCGTAGTTGATAATAATTGATTATAGTATGATGGTATAGATGAAGAAGAAACTAATGTTCTATCTCCAAGTTTGTATACATTTTGAACATTAGAGTTTACAACAGAAATACCAGAAAAATAAGTAGAGCTTGCTTTAAGTATGCTTTTTTTGATAGTATAACTATCAGTTAAACTTAATGATCCTTGCCCTTTAACAGTACAAGTCGAATTTGAAACTAAATCAATAACAGTCGATGATTTTTTATCACCAGAACTTGTAATTATATCAATCTTGTCTCCAATTTTTAAAATATTTGGATTTGAAGTCGTAATATCATAAGTATCGTTTGTTCCCCGAGAAACAATTGATTTTACTTTATAAGAAATTGGAATATTAAAGAACCAATCTCTTGAATAAACATCGTTAGAGTTTACGCCCAAAGTTCTAATTACAGAAGTATCATTTTTATAGTGATACCTAGTATCTCCCAAAATTTCTGTAGAATTTAAAATTGAAGTTACTCTTAATTTTACTAAAGACCCATCTGGATCATATGCATAAGCATATGTATTAATTCCAACAGATGCAGCATCTAAAATAGTTTTCGAAACTCCAGAACATCCAAAAAATTGAGTTAAAGATTTTGAAGTATAACTAACGATTCCTGTAGTTTGGTCACCATAATTTACTAGAAGTTGTCCATTTGCTGGAAATCCAACAGTAGAATCTACATCAAAAACAGTTGTTCCAGCAGAAACTGGGCCTACTATCTTTGTTCTTGGATGAACAGTGAATTTTCCAATCGTAGCGCCATTAGCAATAATATCTCTATTATACCCAGAGTCTAAACTTAACTTATAGTAAGTATTTCCAATGCCAGAAATTATTTTTTCTACATAAGTTATTGGACTGCGAGCATAAGAAATAGTATCGTAAGTATTTTGGTATAAAGTTTGATTTGTTAGATTTGATGGATCACCAGAAATGCTTTCTACAACAATGTCATTTGTTAATCTATAATGAGCATCTGATGGTCTGAAAAGATTTTCTTTTGGTCGAATAATCTTTACATCTTTTCCATACAAAACTTTAAAAAGAATTTCAAAAGACTCATCAGTTCCTTTGCTCTGATAGAAATCTTTGATTTGCTTTAAAAAGATAGATTGATTTAAATCGGAGTATAGAGATCTATCTTCAAATCCAGGTGATAGTTGATATTTTGTTTTAGCTAAAAACTCTTTAAGGAATAGAGAACTTAAATTAATAATTTTAGTTCCCTTAACGTGACTAGAAGATTCGGTGGATTTGAATGTTAGTTGATCTGGGACATTCTGTGTAGTATAAGAAGATATGCCACTAAAACCTCTTATACATCCAACGAAAGAATTTGATGTTTTGGAAGTATATGTGATAATTTCATCATCAATTTGAATTAGACCATAAGAATCGGGAAAATCTGACGTACCCTGATTATTCAAACCAACATCAACATTGATAGTCGTATCAATATCGGTTATATCAGAGTTGAGATACAAATATTCAGTGTTATTTGTAAGTTCATCTACTTTTACATATTGATCTATATTCTGGATTAAATCAACAGGAGCACCTTTAAATTCCTGTGAGATATAATATTGTGAAAGAAATTCAGATATTAATGGAAACTCTTCCCTTACATATGCAGGAAGTTGATTCTTAACGATGTTGCTAAACTGAACTCTTTTTTCTGTCATTTTATTATGATCTTACTAAATTCCCGTTAGTGTAACTTGATGATACGATGTAGTTTGATGCTGAAGGGTCTAGTCCAGATGAAATCTCATCTATGACCATTTCAAAATTACTCTTACTAATATCTAGTTGCAAATACAAATCCTGTAATCCGATAACATCATTTGATTTTGGTGTTGCTGATATTTCAATAATTGGTTGACCATTCTTTTGTTTTGCAGATGATATTATGATCGGATTTAAGGTAATAATTCCAGATTTATAATTAATGACTCCAACATTTCTTCTTATAATTGTTGGAGAGGTTGAAGATACATTTGGAACATTGAATAAAAAGATGGATCCAGTTGTTCTATTTGTATCAGGAACGTCTGATAAGTAAACGTCTTGAGATATTCCACTTACTCTAAATGATGTGGACTTTATATTATATCCACTCATACTATTGATGTGAAATTCGTTACCAAATCCTATTGAGTACTCTGCAAAACTATTTAAGGAAACTCTGAGATCTCTTCTAATTTGGATTTTAGTAATATTAGAAGTCACTGATTCGTGACTTTCATCAATAATTTTTAAAAATTTACTATACTTAAATCTTGCACCATACTTATTCAGTTCAGTCGATTCTGAATATTTTGTAGCATTTGATTGAACAACACTAGAGACATATGATGCACTAGGAGCAAGATTTGTGTTGTAATAGATTTTAGAATCTGTTTCAATGTAGAGGTATTTTAGATCTAAAATTTCAGGAACAATTCCAGCAACCGCATATTTTTTGAGTTTAAGTTTGATATTTTCTTTTACTAAGTTTGATAAAAAGTCTCCACTTCTAGGCTTTATGCTTATAAAAACTTTTCCATATTGTGGTGGAATTAATTCTTCCCCGCCAAAAACTGATATTGATTCTGTTTCTGGATAAATCTTTGATGGAATTAAAGTTTCATAATCATTTGCCGTTACCGCTCTATTTTGAGAGGAATATATTCTTGGTGCATACTTTTTGATTGATTCTACAGATTCAATATTCTCTCCACCAGAAGCAATCAATCCAGTGGTTAAAAGTGATACTCCAGAGGTAACGGTATAGTCGGTAGAATTTCTAGTGTAGGTTAATCTACCAGAATATGAAAACTGACCAACTCCATTAGCAGAATCGCCGTTTGTTGTGATATAAGATACTTCTATATAATTTCCTTCTTGAAGTGCCTTTCCGAATACATTATCTCCAAATATTAATTCATATCTTTCATCTTCTATTTCTTGTAGAAAATAAACTTCAGATTCTTTATCAATTTCAAAAAGACTATCTTGTTGATTATATTTTACGGAAACTGAAGACTGCTGATTGTTTTTAACAATTACAGATATTAAATTTGTATCGATTCCAGAGTTTGGTAGAATGTATCTTTGATTAGGATTTCTGGAGGTGTATGTAAAATTTGAAGTTAACAATGTTCCTTCATAAATTGGAACATCATTAAATGATGCAATACCATCAAAAACAGGAACTGTAATATCTTCCAGAATTGAAAAAACAAATGACTGATTACCAAAAGTTCCAGATGTGCTTGCTACGGGTCCTTTCTTAAGAGTTAAAGATACTGGAGTTGGAATAATACTAGAACAGTCTACGAAAAAACTTATTGTTGCTTTTGCTGCTTTTTTTGATCTGGGTATATAACCAATCGTTCTTGCTAGAGAAACTACATTCTCTCTTAATGTTGCACTATCGAGAAATACCTCATTTGCAACCATATTTGCATTATATGAGGTAATATAGGTATTGTATGCCAGAACATCAAGAATCGTTGAAAGGTTAGACCCTTCAAAATCATAATCTGTAAAATTTGAGTTTGCTTTGAGATAATCTCGAAGCGTTGTTTTAATCTGGTCGAAGTCCAGATTTGTAAAGTTTACTAGAGGCATTTACCTTGTTGGTTGCAATACAAATTGTAGTTGTTGTGCAGGAACATCTGCTCCAATAATGTTATAAACTATGACCACATCAAATGAGTTATTATCATAGTCAGGATATGCTTGAACATCAATCAACTGAACTCTTGGTTCATAGTTTTGAATTGATTGTCTAATCTCATCAACAATCACTGATGCAGATATGTCATCAACATTTTCAAAAAGTGTCCTGGAGATGTTTGATCCAAAATTTTCATTAAAAAACTTCTCTCCAGGCACCGTAAATACAATATTTCGAATTGAACGAGAGATAGCAGACTCATTTTTAAGGGCAATCAAGTCACTATTCAGGGGATTAACCTGAAATGACATACTAATATCCTTAAATCCTTGACTTACCCTTTCTAGAGGCATTGAATAGTATAATTCTGTCTTATTTATTCGGGATTTTTGACTTCATAAAGGGGTTCAGTCCCATATTCCCAATCATCATAGTCCTCATCATTACGAATTTTTTCGTGAATTTCGTTCTGATGATAAAAATCGTGTTTTTTTGGTGTTAAATCGTCATTTGCAATCTCACGAAGCATCTTTTGCTTCTCTATTTTTGATTCCCACCCATATTCTGAGGATAAAAATTGAGTTCCCCACTCATTTTTCATAAAATTTTCGTCTTTATCGACTTGTTTGGTCATTTTTTAGCTCCTGATCTGTTAAATCAGAACTTTTTACGGGGTTGCTATCCCGAATTTCTTTAATTTCGTACATAAAATCGTCTGATGTCTCTATTTTACGACGATTTTCGACAGAATATTCGGTTAAATCGATCTCATACCCTGGATTTTTGGTAATTCTGTTGCGAGTCCATGCATCATCATACCACAATATTTTATTATTGGGGTATGCATAGAAGTTTCCATTGTCCATCTTGAAAAAATGGGCACATTTATGCTCTGGAGTTTCACTAAAGTTAGTATTCAGTGTTGATTTTGATTCCCACGACCAATCAAGAGTGAACATATAGGTTCCTTCATTCTTTTTACCTTTATAATTGATCAGTTCAGCACGTAAGTTAGCCAATCTTGAACGTACCTGAACATCAATATAAGGAGAAAAACAATCCCACCACATACACTCTTCTAATTCGGGAACTGGTGCATCTGGTTTCCAACAAAATGCGTGAATCGGTCTTCGAGTCCAGTTCACCCCATTCTCTAGAAACGCTTCAAAGAGGGGTACGTGCTTCTCTAAGGACGCTACAGAGTGTACGTCGCATAAAGTTACCTCTCCGTGCCCTTTTTTATGATTGTAGAGAAATTCATTGCGAATATAACAAGTAATCGTTGGAAGATTGTGATTTAGATATGCCATATGACCTAATAAAAAAGCAGGAGTTTAATCCTGCTTTATCTATGTTATTTTCCTTGCCCGCGATATCTTTTCTTACGTCCATTGCGAGAGGTCGCACTGAGTAATGTACGAGCAGAGCGTCCTTGTCGAGTTTTCTTAGGTGCTCCTGGTTGAAATAAAACCTTACTACTTCCGCCTTTAGCCATTTAAAATTTCCTCCATTTCTATTTCATTTGGATTAATGTCCTCACCCGAGTAAAAACGCTCAGAGAAGTCTTGAAGAACCTCAGTACATTCTTCTGCACTGAGGTTTGTATAAATTTTCCGTCCTTTATAAAGCACGTTATAGTTCATCAGATAATACGAGTCTTTTCGTGCCCAACACGAATACGAGGATCGCACCAGATTTCAAAACCCTGTTCCTTAGCATCGAGACAGAATGAAACATCCTCACCACACATATCCTGCACATTGCCAGATTCAAAGACTTGCATCTTCGGAGCAAACCAAGGATATTCGAGGTTTTCAAAGACACCTTTCTTAATCAGTACCCAACCAAAACCAGTGTAATCCACTGTGAAAGGCTTTCTACGCTTCGAAATAGATTCAACAGTTTCGTGATTCATCACTCCACCATTCTTACGGAAATCATCCTCTTCTAACCAGTGTGCGACAGAGGTTGTGTGTCCATCTTCAGTGGCATACCATCCAGCAGTAATTTCACGCTCTGTACCATCTTCTGAGATTGCTAGATCACAGAGCTGCCAGAACTTGTTAGAATCAAAAACAATATCACTATCAATCCAAAGTTGATAATCATATTCAAGTTTTCCATCCCAAGGAATTTGCTTTGGACCACGAAGAACATTTGCACCTAAACATTTGCAACGTGCAAAGTTCACCATAGAACTATAATCTTGAGAAATCTGAATACTCATTCCATTCTGTACCATATCAAAGCACAGTTGTACAAAGTTCTTCAGAAAGATAAAAGAACATCCACGTCCAGGTAAACAGAATACAATACTCTTACCTCGCATTCTTTCTTTGATTGCATCAATATCCCATTCCACTTCTTTAGGTTTGGGTGCAGTTGCTTTAACAGTAAATCCTTTTGCCATAGAGTTTAATCAACCTTCATTTCAATTTTATCAGTCTATATATGCTTCTGTCAATATTAATGAGAAGAATTTAAAACGACCTCTTTACTCAGTAGAAGTTCTTCAAAAGATAAATCATCTCTTGCATATTCTGTCTTAAGAACATCTACAAGTTTCTGTAATGCATTCCAAGTAATTTCAAAATCTTCTTCTTTTAATGAATGAAATATACACTTATCCTTTGCATAAATGTGATATATTTTTTCCTGTGCAGGCATAAAAAATCTCCGGAAATTTTTTCTTTCAGTTTTATTTCGTCACCGCATTATATATCAGCACTAAACAAAATCCTAGTGCAACAAAAAAGGGGCGGGGATAACGTATCATCCAACCCGCTAATACAACCTTCCAGAAGTTCCAATAGGGCGACCTTCGATAATATCTGCGGGGCGCTTGCGCTTTTCCCGTAAGGGGGTTTCGAAGACTAATCATACTTCCGGGATTTTTTTAAAGAGAGATAAATCAAGGTCGGTGTACGGAGTTGTTATAGATTAGGGTAGTTAGGGGTTTTTATATACGCAACGCCGCCGCAACGATATAAACAACGACCGCAAAACACTGCCGAACCACTATCATCACCAAGCATAACATAAAGGCACCCCAGTGTCAACCAGAGCGCCCACAGTTAGTATCAATCAGAACTGAATCTCACCCTCCTGACTGTTATCATCCATACCCTCAGTAAGAGTATCAAGAATCTGAAGAATCTCTGCTCCAGTGTTACCTTGTGCCAGCAGAGAAAGCATCACGGACTTAGACATTTTGTGTTGTTTGTTGTTAGAAACTGTGTGTTTGGTGAGTGTCTTTATAAGGGCGCATCTCATTCCCTTGAGTGTTACTTAGAAGTCAAACACGTCACTGTTAATTTGGATGACATTTACAGCGGGGTCATTATAACGAACCCCATCACCAGTTACTGCATCAGAACCAAGGCAATCACAGAAGGTTTCATAATCACCACACTCCATAGCAAGGTGATACAAACCCTCACTATTGTTGATCCAGAGGGCAACATTCCAGGTCTCATAATTCTCCCAACCGTTATACTCAGTGGAGAGAACATTGCGTTGGAAAGTGGTGCTCATTGTGTCGTGTCGTCCTTACACTACTGATACACTTTCAGGGGCCCAGTAATACTCACCAACGATCAGGTGCGTTAAGATCTTCTACGTAAGCTTCGCATCTCTCTGCGGGTTCTAGCTTGAACATCTTCTCCCAATCAATCTGGTGTGGGTCGAAGTCACCGAACACTGATAGATCCAGAGTGATTCTATAACGCTGCTTCTGTGCCTGTGAATAAGCAACTGACATAAGTACGCTCCGAATGTGTATAGAGGTATTGTAAGATGCCTGGGAATTGATGTCAAGTCCTTGGGTGTATTTATGGGCGGGGTGTGGATTTTTGTGGGGGATGTGTGGGG